GAAGGGGCGGCCGTTCACACGGCTATTTGTGGACGCGGACAGCGCAGCGAAGCCCACGACAGAAAGGAACGGCGTCACCATCTCGGCAGTGTGGGGCTGGGACGAGGTACCCACCACAGTCGAGCAGGCGACGCTGCTGCAGGCGTCCCGCTTCCACGCTCGCCGATTCTCGCCCTACGGCGTGGCCGGCTCACCGGAGGCGGGCTCGGAGATGCGGCTGCTGGCGAAGCTCGATCCGGACGTCGAGCTGGCCCTGGGTAGGGCATCGCTCGTGCGATGGTGGGCGGCGGTTTAGGTGGATCTTGGCGACGTCATGGACCAGGTGTCCACTCAGCTCGACACGATCACCGGGCTGCGATGCTTCGCGTACCCGCCCGACAGCATCACGCCACCCGCGGCGATCGTGTCTTATCCGGAGGACCTGCCGTTCGACGCTACATACGACCGCGGCGCGGATACGGTGCTCCTGCCTGTGATCGTGGCTGTGGGGAAGGTCCACGACCGCAGCACCCGGGACCTGGTGGCCGCGTACTGCGACGGCTCCGGGGCAAGCTCCATAAAGGCCGTGCTCGAGGCCGGCACGTACACGGCGTTCGACAGCCTACGGGTAGTCAGCGTCGAATTCGACGTGGTGCGTATCGGCAGCGCCGACTACCTGTCGGCGCTGTTCGACCTGGACATAATCGGAAACGGAGCATAGAAATGGCAAAGATTCACGGAAAGGTCACCTTCGTTTCCTTGGACGGGGACGACCTGTCGCAATACTGCGACAATTCGGAGCTGAAGTTCGAGGCCGACGAACACGACGTCACCACGTACGGCAACGATGGCCACATATTCCTCGGCGGGCTCACGTCCGGGTCTGTGACCATTTCCGGGAAGTACGACACCACGGCCGGCACCGGGCCGCGGGCCGTCATCCTGCCGCTGCGCGGCACGGTCGTGGAGCTGATCCACCGGGCGGAAGGCACCGGGGCCGGGCTGCCCGAGGACCAGGTGGACGTGCTCGTGAAGAGCTACGTTCAGACGCACCCGGTCGCGGACTATGTCATGTGGTCGGTAGAGCTGACAATGAGCGGCGACGTCGATTCCACGGCGCAGAGCGCATGAGCGGCGTTGACCGGGAGGCGCTGTTCAAAGCGCGCCTACCCGAAGAGGAGTATGAGCTGGCGGGGCTGGGCGTGCTCCGCATCCGTGGTCTGTCCCGCGGGGAGGTCCTGGCGGCGCAGCACGACGATCCGCGGCTGGCCGTGTTCGAGCGGCGGCTGTTGGCCCGCGGCGTTGTGGACCCGAAGCTCACAGAAACGGACGTCGGTCGCTGGCAGGAGGCGTCACCCGCGGGTGAAATGGAGCCCCTCATAAAGCGCATCGAGCAATTGTCCGGGATCGGAAGCGAGGTCGAAAAGGGCGCATACGAGTCGTTTCGAGACGACCCCGGACTTGGAGTTCGAGATGTTCCTGGCGACGAAACTCGGGATGACAGTGGCCCGGATGCGGGAGGAGCTGGGCGCTGACGAATACATGCGATGGGGTGTGTACTTCGCACGGAAGGCGCAACGGGAAGAGCTAGCACGACTACAGAGGGAGGGTGGGACGACGTGAACGAACGTGCGCCCATCCTCCCTGAAGGTTCCGTGGTCATCACACCGAATGAGATGTATCGGGAAATGTTGGACATAGGCCGGAAGGTTGACCACATTACGGCCGTTATCGACCCGTCGCTGCAGACGCTACAGGCAAATTTCGTCTCCAACCGTGAACGCATCGCCACCCTCGAAGGGCAGGTGGCGGCGCTGCAGAATTGGCGATGGTTCGTGCTCGGCATTGCAGCCATCGGCGCGCCAGCCGTGGCCGCTGTGGTGAGTCTGCTGCTGGGTTGGGCGCCGTGACCGAGCCCATCCATGTCGAAGGCTTGCGGGAATTCTCGCAGTCACTAAAGCGGCTCGAGTCCGACATGCCCACCGTCCTCCGGGTCGGGTTGAACAGCGTGGCCGACTTGGTCGTGGCCGACGCCGTGCCACGTATCCCGTCCCGGTCAGGCAGGGCGCGCGGATCGGTCAGAGCGAAGAGCACCCGAACCGCTGTCCGTATCGCGGCCGGTGGCGTACGGGTCCCCTATTACGGGTGGCTGGACTTCGGTGGCAAAGTGGGCCGCGGGAAGGCCAGCGTCCGCCCGTACTCGAAGCAGGGCCGATACATCTACCGGTCCTACTTCGCTAACCGTGACCGGTTCACAGACATGCTCGCGGGGGTCCTGGTGGACGTGGCGCGGCAGGCCGGCATGGAGGTTCAGGGATGAGCAACCGGCAGCAGGTAACGCTGACGTTCGCGGGCGACCACGACCAGCTCACAAAGTCGTTCGACAAGGTGGGCGAAGCGTCGAAAGGCATGGAGGCCGACGTGGGCCGGGCCTCGAAGTCGCTGCGCGACACCGGAGACAGTTTCGACCGGGCGGGCGAGGCGTCAGACAACCTCGACACGAAGGCTATGGGCTTCCGCGACACCCTCACCGGGGTGGAGGACACCGGGCGCGGTCTGTCGATGATGATGAAAGGCGACATGTTCGACGGCGCCCTGATGTTGGGTATGGGGCTCGGGGATCTCGGCTCCGGGCTTTACAACTTCATCATCCCAAGCATCAAGGCGCTGTCCGTGTCCATGCTGCAGAGCGCCGTGGGCACCGTGAGGGCCACAGCGTCCACCGTCGCGCACGGAGTAGCCACGAAGGCTTCCGCGGTCGCTACGGGCGTACTGACGGTCGCGCAGCGGGGTCTGAACCTGGCGATGCGGGCGAACCCGATCGGGCTGGTCATCACCGCGCTGTTCGCCATCGGTGCAGCGTTTGTGGCCGCATATAAGAAGAGCGAAACCTTCCGAAAGATCGTCACCACGGCTGTCGGCGCCGTGAAGGCCGTAGTTCAGGGCGTCGGAAACTTCATCGCCGGGGTGTGGCGGCGGGCGTTCGGCGCCGTGAAAACGGCATGGAACAGCACCGTGGGCGGCAAGGGATTCAGCATCCCGGACTGGGTACCGATCATCGGCGGAAAGACCTTCCGCATCCCACGGATGCACACCGGGGGCATCGTCCCCGGGGCACCCGGGCAGGAGGCGCTGGCCATCCTGCAGGCCGGGGAGCGCGTCGAACCCTCGAGCAGGGCCGGCGCCGGGCGGGCTGTGCTCGAGCTTCGCGGATCTGACGACCTGGCGCGGCTGCTGGTCGAAGTCCTACGGAAGGCCATCCGCACAAAGGGCGGGGACGTCCAGGTTGTACTCGGCGGCTCGTGATGACAGCACTCGACGTGCACGCCGAGCTGTGGATAGACGCCGCATGGGAGGACATAACCGCGGACCTGTACACCAGGGCCCCGGTGACGATCACCCGCGGCCGGACTGCGGAATCGGGCCAGGTCGAACCCTCGAGCTGCACCCTGACCGTGAACAACCGGGACGGCAACTACTCCCCACGGAACCCGGCCGGCGCCTACTTCGGGAAGATCGGCAGAAATACACCCATCCGTGTGCGGGTCGGCGCCGACGTCCGCTTCGTAGGCGAGGTCTCCGCGTGGCCGGTGAAGTGGGACAAGCCCGGTAAGGACGTGTATGTGACGCTGGACGCCGCGGGCGTGATGCGGCGCCTCGAGCAGGGCTCCACGCCGGCACCCTCAGCGCCGCGGACCTTCATCCTGGGCACCGACCCTGCCGCGTACTGGGCCGTCGAGGACGGCCCACAGACCATCCACCCGCGGCTCACAGCAGGCGCCGGGTCCACCATTCGGCTGTCGTCGCGGGCCGTGGCCGCGCCGCAAGTGTGGGGGCAGGGAAAGCTGGCCGACTGGCTGGCACCCACAGCGAAAATCGAGACCGAGGCCCTGGGTACGGTGCTCCGCGCCGACGTCGGCATGTCGGGCTTTACCGACACGTGGACGGTGGAGATGATCCGATCGGGCGGCGGCTCCGCAACACCCACAGTCGGCAGCTCGAACATGACCGCGATCTGGCGGGCTGCAGGCGAGCAGAACCCGACGTCCACAATCGTCAGGTTCAACCAACTTGACTCGGAAGTGGTCATCGACATCGACTTTTCGGAGCTGGCCGCGGCCACCATCGACGGGTCCTTTTGGGATGACAACCCGCACCACGTGCGGCTCACAGCAACCCAGGACGGCGCCGACATCGACTACCAGGTGTGGATTGATGGTGTGCTGGCGCTGTCCACCACGGACACGTCAGACACCCTCGGGCCCGTGGAGCAGGTGTCCTGCCTGATTTCCGTGACAGTGTCACCAGCGCTCACGATGGGGCACTGGGCCGTGTGGACCGACCCGCCCGCGCTGGCCGACAGCGTGGGCGCGGCGTTCGGCCACCAGGGCGAAACGGCCGGGCGGCGCATCGAGCGGTTGTGCACGGAGCACAGCATCCCGTTCGCATCCGTGGGCGACCTGGACGACACAGCGCCGATGGGCCCGCAAGCGCCGCTGCCGCCACTCGAGCTCCTACGGGAAGCGGCCCAGGCCGACCACGGCATCCTCTACGAATCGAGGGCCCAACTCGGGCTCGAGTACCGCACCCGGGCGTCGCTGCACAATCAGACGCCGGCACTGACCACGGACTACTCCGCGCGGGTGTTCTATGGGCTGCCCGAGCCCGTCGATGACGACCGCTTCACACGTAACGACGTCACCACTAAGCGGCCGAACAGCGGGGAAGGGCACGCCGCGCTCGAGGTGGGCCCGCTGTCCGTGCAGGACCCACCGGACGGCGTAGGGCCCTACGACACGTCGGTCACAGTCAACACGGCCGGTGACGGGTTCCTGCACGATCACGCTGGGTGGCTGCTGAACCTGGGCACCGTGGACGAGGCCCGCTTCCCGCGGCTGTCGTTTCGGCTCAACGCCGTACCCGGTATCGCAGCGGACATCGCCGGCCTCGAGCTGGGCGACCTGGTGCGGATCACGGACCTGCCGTCATGGCTGCCACCCGATGACGTGGACGTGCTCATACAGGGCACCGAGGAGACGCTGGGCTCGCACATGCGGGACATCGACGTGACCACGGCGCCGGCTGCGCCGTACACGGTCGCGGAGTACGAAGAGGCCGCAGGCGACGCCACGAAATGCGACACTGCGAGCACGATCCGGGGAATGGCGTTCGCCACGATCAACACCACCCAAACCGTTATCACATTCGAGACGCTGATCGGTCCGCCGTGGACCCAGGATGACGACGAATTCCCGTTCGACATTTACGTCGGCGGGGAACGGATGACCGTAACGGACATCGCGGGAACGGGTGGCGGCGCATACCAGCAATCATTTACCGTCACCCGCTCCGTGAACGGCGTGGTGAAGAGTCACGCGCCGGGCACTGCCGTCAGACTATGGGACCAGGCACGAGTCGCGCTGTAGAGGAGATATTCAATGCCGCTGGCAGGTGAAACGATCGTCGCGGGGAAGATCCCTGGGGAGCGCATCGCAACTACCCCTTTCACGTCCGATTCGTCGTCCACAAGCGGCACCACGGAGCTGTCAGTGGGCACAGTGGTCGCGCCCGTCGTAGCTGGCCGCGTCTACAGAGTCCGCTACGCCGGGGAATTCTCGGGGTCCGTGGCAAATGACGACGTGACCGTGAAGATCCGCGAGGACCTGGTATCGGGGACCATCCTAAACCGAAATCAGATAGACAACCCGGTCACAAACGTGTTCCCGTACCTGGTGCTCGAGGCCGAATACACCGCGGACGCCACAGAGGATAAAACGTTCCACCTGACGCTCGTACGCACAACCGGAACGGGCGTTTTCCAGCGGCGCGCCGCGGCAGACAAACCCGGATACCTGTACGTGGACTACATTCGGGAGTCGTGAAACAATGCCCATTCCCACCGGGCCCGAACAGCGATTCCGGGCGTCCGAGCTGGCCCTGGACGACGGGGACCCCGTGGCCACATGGCCCGACGAGGGCGACCTGGGCGTGGATCTGACGCAAGGCACAGCCAACCGCCGACCCGTATATAAAGCGGCGACGTTCAATGATCGCCCCGCGGTCGAATTCGACGGCAGCGACGACAGGCTGCAAACGGCCGATTACGCAGCGGCCCTATCACAGCCCAACACAATCGTCGTCGTAGGCGAATGGATAACCTTCACGGATGACGACACCAGCACCGTCCACCTATTCGACGGCAAGACCGCGGGCCGGAACATGATATTTCCCAGCCACACCGTAGCGTTGAGCCCTTACCGAATGTTCGCTGGAACCACTCGGGCGGCAACCGCGTCACCAGTGGTGGGCGTGCCCGTGCTGCTGGTGGCCATATTCAACGGCGCCAGTAGCGAGCTGTACGAGAATGAGGTGGACATATTCAGCGAGGCCAGCCCCGGCGCGCAGACCCTTTCCGGGTTCACGCTGGGGCACCGGTTCACCGACACAGCGGCCGCCATCGGCGCAGCATTCAGATATGCCGAAGTCCTGGTATACAACCGCGCGCTAGACAGCGCAGAGCTGGCCGAGCTTGGCGAATACGTGCAAGTCACATACGACATTGACCTGGGATACGAGGGAGAGCCCGAACCGCCACCCGAACCGCCCCCGCCCACCAGCCACACAGACCTTTGGGAATGGCTGTTCCATGTGGAGCGCGAAGGCGCCCTATAGGCGCTCGAGCAACTCCCACCCTGCAGTGCCTACCGTGTCCCGGCCATCACGGCCGCGGCGCCACCAGCGGGACACCACAGCGCCGGCCAGGCCCACCAGGACCACGATCACGCCGGCCAGCATCGCGCCAAACGCCATCCACAGCACCGGGGACGCCAGCGCCGCGGTCATGGCTGCTCACCCAGCCTGGCGTACCGCAGCACCACCGGCAGCGCGACGTCTGTCACGTCGTCGGTTATCTCCTCCCACGCCTGTTCGCTCAGGTCTGGGAGCAGGCCGGTCACAGCAACGCTCACTGCGTCGGCGAGTTCGTCGCGGAGTGTGTCGTGCTCGTGCGGGGTCTCTTGCGTCCAGTCCACACCCGGGCATGGGCCGTTGCACTCCCGCTGCCCGCTGTCCAGCTCACGTCCCCGTCTGTCATAGTCGGTGATCTTCCGGCCGCACCGGGGGCAATGGTCCGCGTCGTGTCTCATGCTCCGCACGGTAGGCCCCGTGTCGTAACTACGTCAACCGTTCGGCGTGTCCCTTGCCCATGTTGCGACATCGTGCGATCCTGCCCGTCATGACCACAGCGCCAGGACTGCTCACGACACGCCAGGTGGCGGAACGGCTCGGCGTGGACCCGCGCACGGTTCACCGGATGGCCGACGACGGCCGGCTGGCGTACGTGGCGAAGCTCGAGGGCGCCACGGGCGCCTATGTGTTCGACCCCGCAGTCGTAGACGACGCGGCCCGAGAATGGAAGCGGCAGGAGGCCGACAGCATGACCACAGAGCAATCCGCGCAGGACCCGACGCTGGCCGCGGTGGAAGCGGAACGGGAACGCGACGAGGCCGACCCTTGGGCGACCGCGACGGCGGCGCCCCGCACGGGCGGGACCTACTCCCGATGAGCCGTCAGGACCCGAAGCCCACTAGCAGGTTCAACGCGGCAGGCATCGCCGCGCTCGCGGTTGTGGTGATGCTGCTGGTGTATGCGCTGCTGGGCTTCGCAGCCGTCGAGGTCATCCAGCGGGTCCTCCGATGACCGGGGCCGTGGAGTACGTGTCGATTGCGTGGCCGGGGCTGCTGGCCCTGGCTGGCTTCGTGGCGCTCATCGCCCACGCGCACCGGGACTACCGGCGCCGGCACCCGCGAGGCCGCTACCGGGTGCGTTTCGAGGGCCCGCTCGGCGTGCTCACAGCAGAGCATGAGCTGACCGAAGAGCAGGCCCACCGGATTGCGGCCCTCGCCCGCACGCTGGTGGGCGCGCCCGAAGAGGACGACGTCCCCGACGAGGACGATGAGCAACGCGCGGCAGTACGGCGTTGGCTGGCGTCCGCGCATTCCCGCGGCCTTCACCGTGGAGAGCACGCGGACCCGGACTGCCACCACTGCGCCGTGCGCGACGAAACCGCCAGGGCCGAGCCGTGATCCACCTCCGGAAGGGCCAGCGCGTCACCTATACGGCGTACCGGTGGACTGGGCAGGCGTTCGAGCGGCTCGAGCGGCGCGCCACAGTGTCGAAAATTGAAGCGGACCGCGTCCGCGTCGTGACCGATTTCGGGCCGTGCCTCGTGTGGATGGCCCGCGGGCACGTGATCCCGCTGTGAGCGGCGAAATCCTGTGCATCATCCCGGGGCCAACCGTCGAAGTGACGCGCGAGCCCGCCGGGGACCTGTGGTGCTTCGGATGCCGCAAGCGTCTACCCCACGTCGACGTGCTCATGCGCGACGCCGAACCGAGCTACTACGACCCCGTTTGGGTCCGCAAGTGCTCGGGCTGTCATCGCGACCGGACGTACTTCCCCGGGTGCGGCCCGCTATGACGCCGCCGACGATGCTCGAGGCCCTGGCCGCGGCCGCGGGTAACGCCGTGACGGCGGACCTGGTAAACGTCGAGCTTGCCGACATAGATGGGCTGCAATTCGCGCACATGGTGGAAGCTCTGGCCCGGGTCCGCGCGTGGCAGGCATCCCTGCAGCGCGTAGATGGCGTGCTCGAGCACGCCATATCGGGGCTGCTACGGGACTTCCGGGCCGGATTCTGGCCCGTGGAGGTCGCTGGCGTGGGCCTAGTGGAGCTGGCACCGGATGACCCTCAGAGGGTCATTATCAGAGGGGGCAGACAGTGACGTACGTATACACGGGTCCATCGACGCTTGCCACTATCGGCATCGCCGTCATTTCGGCGGTCGTTACAGCGGCCGTTATCTATGGACTGTGGTGGCTCGAGGGATGGTGGCTCGAGCGCCGCGAACAGCCCGGACCTATCGACCCTGGCGCGGACGGGGTGATGCTCGAGCCACGGGACGACCCGCCGTTTCCGGACGGGTGGTACACCACGGGCGACTGGCCGGGCTGGACGCCATCGAAGGACGACGTAGAGCTGGGCCGCAAGCTCACCCGGGAACGGTTCGGCGGGCGGAAGGTGTGAGCGCGTGGCCAGTAGCAGGCCCTGGCGGGCTGCAGCGTGGATGCCCGTCCCTGGTGGGCGCCCGATCCCGGGAGGCCGCGCCGCGGCCCGTACACGGCGCGCGCTGGGCCCGTGGATTACGCGGAAGCGGGCCCAGGGCTGGCAGGTGACGGTGTGGCACGTGAGACGCATCCCGACGTTGTGAAAGGTGGGCACGGTGCCCTGGGTGAACCTCGACGACACCTTCCCCGACCACCCGAAGGTGGCCGGCCTATCGGATCGGGCGTTCAGGCTGCACGTCTCCGGTATCTGCTACTCGAACCGTCACCTGACCGATGGGCTCGTGCCCGCATCCGTGCTGCCGCGCCTTATGGGCGGCCCACCCGGCCGGGCGCTCGAGGAGCTGACCGACCGGGGCATGTGGATTCCCGTCCTGGGCTCCGCGGAGGCGTACAGCATCCACGACTATCTGGACTGGAACCGCTCGAGGGAGCAGGTGCTGTCCGAACGGGAGAGGAGGTCGAAGGCAGGCCGGCGCGGCGCCGAAGCCCGCTGGCGTGAGTAGGAAAGACCATCGACAAGAAAGGGCCCAACATGAGCAAGATCACTACGTGGCTGCGCCACCTGGCAGCCATCGAGCCCGTGTACGTCCGCTCGTACATCGGCGCAATCGTCACCGGGGCCGCGGCGTGGGGCTTCGAGCTGGCGCCGTTCGCTGCGCGCGTCGAAACGACCCTGCAGCAGGCAATCGTCATCGCAGGGTTGACCCTCACGATCATCGGCGTACGCGACGCCGTCACGCCGGCGGCTGCTGTCGTCGCCAGGGTGGACGACCCCGCGCTGCCGCCCCATAAGGTGACATTCCTGGCCGGTGGGTACGGGGACGTCCCTACGGGCGCCGCTGTGGGCCGGCTGTCGTCCCTGGACGCGCTGACACAATTGGAGGTCTGGCCATGACGGAATACCGCCATAGAAACGCGTGGACTACGTCAACGGCGTCAGGGAGTGCTCTTACCGGTACCCTGCTCCGCGGAGTGGCCGTTCACTGGCCCGGGACGACCCAGGATCGCATCGGGGACCCTGGCGAGGCCGCAATAGCCGAACGGCTGCGGCACTACCGGTCCTACCACCTGGGCAAGGGCTGGCAGGACATTGGGTACAACGTCGCCATCGACCAGGCCGGCAGGGTGTGGATGCTGCGCTCTACGCAATGGCACGGGAACCTGGTGGGCGCACACTGCGCCTCAGAGGATAACCCGAACGCCAACCGTCAGTATGTGGGCGTGCTGCTGATCCTGGGCGACCGGGAGCCGCTGTCCGTGCCCATGATCCACGCTTTCCGCGACTGGTATCACAATCGGTTCCTGCCGCGCTGGCAGGGCCGCCACGACGTCCGCGGGCACGGGGAAGTGTTCGGAGCGCAGACGTCATGCCCAGGCCCGTACGTGCGGGCCCTCGTGCAGGATCTCACCCTGCAGAACCCAACTCAAGAGGAGGACGACATGTTCGACCCCGACGTTCACATCGAGGCCATCGCTACGAAGGTCGCCAACGCGCTCATCACCAACCCGGTCACGGGGACTGACGTGCCCATGCAGGTCTACTTTCAGTCCATCAACCGTGACGTGTGGCGCGTGAAGGAAGCCATCCGGGCCATCCTCGCGGACCCGCGCGTACCCGAGGACACGCGCGCTGCCGCGCTCGAGGCCCTGGACCGTAAGTCGCTCGCGTCATAGCCCGCGTTATAGCCCGTGTCATGCGAACCGTATGGCACGGGCTATGCGTTGTGCCATACGTTTCGCATGCGATGCCGCACCGCGCCTTCCGATGCACCACTCCACTACAAACCAAACCCAAACCCAAACCACAAAAGCATGGTCGTTCAGCAAGATCACCACAGAGGGGAAGAGCGGCAGTGACGAAGAGCGGCGCCAGATCCACACGTTCGCTGCTGTCTGCGGCTACCATCGGCGCATGACAGTGGCGGCACCGAAGGCGCGCACGGCGGCCCGTGGCTACGGGAACCGCCACCAGCAACTACGGAAGCACGTAGCTGTTGACGTGGCGGCAGGGCGGGCGACGTGCGCCCGATGCCGCGAGCGCATCGCACCGGATGAGCCGTGGGACCTGGACCATGACGACGAACGGCGCACCTACCTCGGACCATCGCACGCATCGTGCAACCGAAGCGCCGGCCAAGCGAAGGCGCAACAGCTCGCGCTACCGGGAGCGTCGTGGCCCGCCCGAAAAGTTCAGAATGTCCCCTCCCTCACCATGACCCCGCAGTCACTTTCTCCCTCTCCGGAGGCACGAGACTACGACCTCCGAGCAGAGCTGGAATGGCGTCCAGAGACCCTGTCCAGGTACCCGTGGATGCGCCCATTGCTCGAGGTTCCCGACGACGCTGCGCCGCCGCTGGCGATGAGCCCGCCACCATCGGACGCCGTGGGCTCGTACGGAGCCGCGGCCGTGGAGTGGATTGAGACCACGCAACGGATCACGCTCCGGTGGTGGCAGGCGCTGGCGATCACCCGGCAGCTCGAGCACCGGGCGGACGGCACGCTGTGTCACCGGTCCGTGGTGGAGAGCACGCCGCGCCGCGCTGGCAAGTCCGTGCGGATCCGCGGTATGGCGCTGTGGCGGCTGGCGCACGCGGAGCTGTTCGGGGAGCCGCAGAGCATCATTCACACGGGCTCGGACGTGGCTATCTGCCGCGAGATTCAGCGCGGCGCGTGGCGCTGGTGCGAACAGTCCGGGTGGACCGTGGGCCGGGCGAACGGCAAAGAGGCCGTCGAGACGCGCACAGACGACCGGTGGCTGGTGCGGGCGCAGCGGGCCGTGTACGGGTACGACGTGTGTTTCGGCATCGTGGACGAAGGCTGGGACGTCGAACCGGACACCGTGTCCGAGGGCCTCGAACCCGCGATGCTCGAGCGCAACTCCCCGCAATTGCACCTGACGTCAACGGCTCACCGCCGCGCTACGTCCATGATGCGCTCTGCGCTGCTGCACGCCTTCACCGCCGATGATCCGACAGTCCTGCTGCTGCTGTGGGGCGCCCGCCCAGGCTCGGACGTGGCCGACGTGAACGTGTGGCGGGCCGCGTCCCCGTACTGGTCCGACGACCGACGCCGGATGATCGCCGGGAAGTACGAGAAAGCCCTGGCCGGGGAGGACGATCCGGAGCTGGACGACCCCGACCCCATGCGCGGATTCGAGGCGCAGTACCTGAACGTCTGGCGGCTGCGAGAACGCCGCGAGACGGGGCAGCCCGTGGCCACAGAGCACGCATGGGCGGCGCTCGTGACCGACGTCCCGGACCGGGCGCCGGATGCTGTGGCCGCGGAGGACTGGTTCACGCAAGGCGTCAGCGTCGCGTGGGCGTGGCACGTGAACGGCCGGGCCGCGGTCAGCGTCACCACATGTGACGACCTGGCCGGCGCGGCGGAAGCTGTCAAGGCGTCAGGGTTCACCCGCTCCGTGCTGGCCGGCGCGTCGATTTGCACAGACCCGGCATGGAAGGCCGCGGGCGTCAGGGTCACGCCGCAGAAAGGCACCGTGCGCGCCGCCGTGGAGGACCTGGGCCGGCTGCTGACTGATGGCGTGCTGGCGCACGACGGCGGCGCAGAGCTGGCCGCGCAAGTCCTCGCGCTGCGCGTGTCACCGGGTGTGGACGGGCCGCGGCTGCGCTCCACAGCGCCCGCGGACGGCGTCAAGGCCGCAGTGTGGGCCGCGCTCGCAGCGCGCAAGAATCGGGCGCGACGCGCCGCCATCGTGCTGTGAGTCACCCGCCCGCTATGGCACACTGTCGCGCGTGAAGTGGCCGTGGACCCGACGTGAGGAGCCCCGCAATGATGGCCTGATTTCCATTGGGGACCCCGCGCTGGCCGGTTACTTCGGTACGGGGCCCACGCTGGCCGGGGTGACCGTGTCCGAGACGTCCGCGCTCAGCATCGCCGCGTTCTGGCGGGCCGTCATGCTGATTTCCGGCACCATCGCATCGCTGCCGCTGCACACTTTCCGCGACACGGCGGAAGGTGAGCGGCAGCGTATGACGTCGTGGGTTGACGACCCGGGCACTGCGGACGGGCTCACACCGTACGAGTGGAAGGAAACGTGTCTCCTGCACGGACTGCTGCACGGGAACGTGTACCTGCAGCACGTGACAAACGTGGCCGGCGCCACCATCGGCGCCACACCGGTCCACCCGCGGGCCGTGTCGCCCGCGTGGGAGCGGCGCCCCGATGGGACGTACACCGGGCGGAAGGTTTACACCGCCACCCTGGGCGATGGCACCCGCCGCACGTTCGACCAAAACGCAATGACTCAGATCATGGGCCCGTCGATGGACGGGCTTCGTGGGCTGTCCCTGATCGGAGTGGCGCGGCAATCCCTGGGCACGCATATCGCTGGCGACCGGGCCGCGGCCAAAATGTTTGGGAATGGCGCCCTGATTTCCGGGCTCGTGTCCACGGAAGAGGACGTGGACGAAGATGAGGCAAAGGACATAAAGGAAGGCCTCGACCGGAAGGTGGGCGGCTGGGAAAACGCCGGGGAAGTGGCATTCGTCAATCGCAAGCTGAAGTTTTCACCGTGGACAATGAGCGCGCAAGACGCGCAATTCTTAGAGTCGCGGCAATTTCAGATTGAGGAAATTGCACGCTGGACTGGGGTTCCGCCGCACCTGCTCATGCAAACGGAGAAACAGACGTCATGGGGCACGGGTGTCGCGGAGCAAAACCGTGGTTTGGGCCGGTTCACGCTGCTGGGCTGGACTATGCGTTTCGAACAGCGCCTCTCACGGCTGCTTGCGAAACCACGTTTCGCAGAGTTCGACTTCGCTGGCCTCGAGCGGCCCACTCCGGAGGACGAGATAAAGCTGCTCATAGAGCAGGTGAAAGCGGGGCTGTTGACCGTGAACGAAGCCCGGAAGATCCGGAACCTGCCACCCATCGACGGCGGGGACGTGCTCCGCTCCGCTGCAGCATCTCCGCGGCAGCTCGAGGACGTGCTGTCGTGAACCGGGGACGGCTGCTCGAGCTGACCAACCGCGGGCGGGCCATGACCGCGCGCCCACATAACCGCGGCGGGGACTGGTGGAAGATCGGCAACACGGACGGTGACCGCGCGGAAGTTTTCATCTACGGGTACATCGGAGACGACTGGGCCGAAGAGGACGTCACCGCCGCATCGTTCACGAAGGCGCTTCGGGCCATCACAGCGCCGGCCATCGACCTCCGGGTGAACAGTCCAGGCGGCGCCGTGTTCGACGGCATCGCCATTTACACGGCGCTGCTGGACCACCCCGCCGTTGTGGACGTCACTGTGGACGGCGTAGCTGCCTCTGCTGCCTCGTTCGTGTCGATGGCCGGGGACACCGTGTCCATGCAGAAACCCGCCAAAATGATGATCCACGACGCATCCGGCATCGTGCTGGGGAACGCCGCGGACATGCAAGAAATGGCGGATCTGCTCAATGAGCTGTCCGACACCATCGCCGGCATCTATGCGGACCGCGCGGGCGGCACCGTGGCGACGTGGCGGGAGGCAATGAAAGCGGAAACCTGGTATTCCGCCGCGGCGGCTGTGGAAGCTGGCCTCGCGGACCAGGTGGTGAACGACACCACGCAACCGGCGCCGGAAGATCGGCGCAGCCAAGTGATCCGCGCCCGAGCGCGGCTGCTCCTGAAAGGGGAGTAAAAGTGACCATCGAGGAAATCCTGGCCGCGCTGCAGTCCATTCTGGACGGCTCGCAGGGCCGGCCTCTCACCGACGAAGAGGCCACGAAGTACGAAGGGCTCGAGGCGCAGCTTGCGGTGGCCAACCGTGACCGCGAGATTCGGGCGCGCAATCAGGCATACAACATGCCCGTACGTGACGCCGTGATCCCCGGGGACCCGTCCACGCGCGACCCGTTCGAGGACCTGAACCGGTCATTCGAGGCGTACCTACGCACCGGGATGCCGAACGCGGACCTGCAGGAGCTTCGCAACGCGCAGCAGGTCGGCACCGACAGCGAGGGTGGCTACCTGGTGTCTCCGCAGTTCCGGCAGAAGCTCGTAGAGGTCCGCGCGGCGTACGGCGGGCTCGCCGCGGAGGTGGACAGCTTCAGCACAGAGCGCGGCGGCGCCCTCGAGTACCCGTCCCTCGACGACACGGCCAACTCCGGTGACATCACGGCGGAAGAGGCGGCGTTCGCTGATGGCGATGACTTGGCGTTCGGCACCGTGGCGCTGGGGGCGTTCAAATACACGTCCACGGGCGCCGGCACCACGACCCCTCTGCGGGTGTCTGTGGAGCTGCTGCAGGACTCGGAGTTCGACGTCGAGGACCTGGTGTCCCGCGCGCTGGGCACCCGTATCCAGCGCAAGCAGGCGGCGGACTGGGTCAACGGCAACGGGACCACGCTGCCGTTCGGGCTGCTCCACGACGGGCTCACCGCGGACGTCGTGCTCAACGTCGAGGCGACCATCGCGTACCTCGAGCTGACGGAGGTGGAAGAGGCCCTCGACCCGGAGTATGAGCAAAACGCCAAGTGGGTCATGTCTAAGGGCACGTGGATGGCTGTGAAGCGGTTGGAGGACGACAACGGCCGGCCACTGGTCCTGCCGCAGGCGCAGTCCGGCATCGGGCAGGCCCCGCAGCGGGAGCTGCTGGGATACCCCGTCATCATCGACCAGGGATGCAACGCCATCACCGCCGATGGTGTTGCGGGTGGCTTCGCGGCGCTGGGCGACTTCAAAGAGGCGTACGTGATCCGTCGCGTGGCGCCCCTGACGGTCGTTGTCAACCCGTGGACGCGCATGAACAACGGGCAGGTCGAATACGTGGCGTGGGAACGCGCGGACGGCAACATTCAGAACCGCTCGGCGTACGCCACCCTCGAGAACATCACCACCTGACCCG